CGTGATAGATGCGCGACGACAGAATTTAAAGCGAAGATGTCTGCGCTGGCTAAGCAGGCATGGGAAAGACCGGATTACCAAAGGATGCAAAGTGAGAAAGCACGAAAACAATGGCAGGATGAGGGTTTTGTGCAAAAGCAGAAGAATGTTAGAAATACTGCAACATTTAAAAGGAAAATGAGTCGTATCTTGCGCCGCCGGTTGCGGGACGGTGATTGTTATGCCAAGCGTGCGGCGGCATCTAGGATGATGTGGCGAACATCGAGGAGTAAATTATTAAAGATTTTTCATGAACCTAATTATAGAGCCAAAATGTCGAAAATCTCTCAGAACAATTGGGGGAAAGCAAATTATCGAGCTAAGATGACTAAAGCTATTGCTGCTCAACCAAAAGTCTCGAAATTGGCTGAGACGTTTTATTCCATCTTGGATGATCTTGGTATCAAATATTATCGCGAGTACAATGAGAAACCAGATGATCCACAGTGCCAGATTGGTCCCGGTTATTATGATTGTGTCATTCCTAGAGAGGGGAAACCGGATCTCGTTATAGAAATTCAGGGATGGCGGCATTATGTAGATGAACATCGAATGCGATTGGATCGATCTAAGGCTGCCTATATAGCCAATAATTTAGCTCATCGATATGAATTGAAGTATATATGGGATCATGAATTGGCTTGTAGGGATAAAATAGTTGCATTGGTTAAATATTGGATGGGAATAACGAAACTGGAGCTGATTGAGTTTTCATTCAAGGATATTGGAATTAGACGTTGCCCAGCTAAGGATTATCGTCCACTTTTGTCGAAATATCATTACTTGCCCAACGCAGGACGAGGTGGTGTTGCATTTGGTGCTTATCTTGGTAATGAATTGATTGCTGTTTGTGTTTTTTCGCCATTAGTGCGGCAAAACATAACGATTAAACAGTATAGCAAGGATGAAGTACGTGAGTTGTCGCGTCTTTGCATTCATCCCCGCTATCAGAAAAAGAATTTTGCCTCCTGGCTTATTTCTAAAACCATCAAGCAATTAGATGAGAAGTATAAATGCATCATTGCTTATAGTGATACGACGTTTAATCACATAGGGACCATTTATAAGGCAGCCAATTTCGTTTTTGATAAGTCAGTGCGTTCCGATTACTGGTATGTTTCTTCTGATGGCTGGGTTATGCATAAGAAAACGTTGTATGATTACGCCGTCAAGAATAGCATGACTGAAAAGGCTTATGCTGAAAAGTTTGGTTACATCAGAGCATATGGTAAGCAAAAATTACGATTTATCTATGAACGATCAGGCAATATGGATCATTAACGGTTCACCGAGCAGCATGGCGTCCTGCTCAGCTTTCTTCTTTTCCTCAATGCCTTCTTGTACCAGTGCAGCACCATCTAGGGTAATGGTGCCGCCATCGGGGGAAGGAAAGGATGCAAATTTGCGTCGAGCATTACCGAGCATAATCTTGGTTTCTGCCACAAAAGCATTCATGCAGATTTGCCTGGCGTTGGGGGATTGGAATTGAGTAACGTTGGGAATATAGATGACCACAACTGGGAACGTTCCCTTAGGATTGGGATGCAAGCGGATTTTGTTGTGATCTACAAAATCCCATCTGCCTTCCGTACCAAGAACACGTTGGCTAAATTTGCGATAATGGAGTAACAAGTGGTAATCAAGGAGCATGTTCTGTATGCCGCTGATGTTACCTATATTGAATAAGAAACTTTCGGCACCGAAAATGTCGTCGATCGTTGTAGTAACGGGATCCCAAGCGACTTCTTGAATCCAATAGGCATCTTCCGGAATCGGATATTCTGATTGCAGGGGGTTGGTGTAGAAATAAGCTACTCTCTGTTCTAACGGAAAATATTGAGCGATAAATGGCCCAATGACTCTCAATGTTTCTTCCCATTGTTGCTCAGTCACCTCTACGGCTACGTTGGGGCCACCTAGTTGGTTAATGGCATGCCTCTTCAAAATCGAAGAATCAACTTTGAGAACCGCCGGTAAGTCTGCTGGGCCTATGATTGCCATGAGTATTCCTCCCAAAGATTTTTGTGGAGGGCATAATGGGGAAACCACGTTTTCCGCATCCACTATTGGATGATTATGAGAAATTGTACAATGCCTATGTGGTGTGCAACAAAAGTACAACTGAAATCGCACGAGAGATTGGATGCTCGCCAGGATTGATTTCTAAACGCTTAAAAGAGCATGGGATATCAGCAAGGAGTACTGCTGACAATAAAAGTCAGCAGCTACCATTACCACTTGGGATGGAAGAGGCGTTATATCGATTATATGTAACCGAGAGGATGTCTATCTCAGCAATAGCCAGAGCCTTAGAACGACCAAAGGCTACTATCAGAGGATGGTTGGAGAAGGCTGAAATCGTTAGACGAACAACGTCAGAGGCCATGCTGTTACAATCTGAAGAATTATCAAATAGAGCTAAAAAGCAATGGACGGCAGATCGTCGTCAGCATGCATCTGGTGTTAGGAAAAAACAATGGCAGAATCAGGCAGATCGTTCTAAGATATTAAATTCTCTAGGAAAGGTTATGAAAACTGAAGGATACCGCAGAAAGATGTCTGAGGCATCTAAGAGATTACATTCTGATGAGAGATATAAAAAGAAATTGAGGAAGATTTTTAATGATCCAGAGTATCGACGTCGCCAGTCTGAAAACTCTAAAAAGATGTGGGAAGATCCGGCCTTCTGTGCTCGAATGGCATCAGTACGTGCTCAGATGCCCAGAATCTCTTCATTGCAGTTGACGCTTTATGATTTACTTGGTGAGTTGGGAATCAATTATGAACGGGAATATGTGTTGGGTCCATATACTTTTGATTGTTATATTTCGGATCACAATTTGCTGATAGAAGTTCAGGGTGAATATTGGCACAGTCTACGGAATGCGGTAAGTAGAGACAAGGCTAAGGCCTCTTATGTGGAACGCCATTTTCCACAATTGCGATTGAAATATCTGTGGGAACACGAATTTAAATGCCCCCATAGAGTGATGGAATCATTGCGTTATTGGATGAATATGAGTAAACTTAAGCATTATGAAATTCGGGAAGTAAAGATGGAACACATTGATGCCAGTAGTTCGCGGCAATTCCTATCAAGGTACCATTATCTCACTCGACCTGGCAATGCAACCATGCGTTACGGTTTTTTCTTAAAGGACATATTGATCGGAGTGGTGACATACGGGCCAATTACTAGGAAAGAATCTGCTGAGCGGTTGGGATATAAATCACATGAAATGTTGGAACTAACCAGAATGGCTATTCACCCCGTGTACCAACGTAAGAATCTGGCGTCTTTTATGATCAGCAAAACTGTAAGAGATCTACGACATAATGGTCAAATACACTGCCTGTTGGCATTTGCAGATGAAACATTTAACCATGAAGGAATCATCTACAAGGCGGCCGGATGGAAATTGGACGGTGTTGTGGTGCCGACCTATTGGTATTGCTCTTCAGATGGCTGGGTGATGCACAAGAAGACGTTATATAATCATGCACAAGCCATGAAAATGACTGAACGCCAATATGCTGAGAAGATGCAATATCGAAAAGTATGGGGCTTGTCGAAAAAACGATTTATTTTACCTTTGGTGGGAGAAAAACAATGATTAAGTGGTTTAAGCCGAAGACACCTTTTGGGCATGAGATTTTGAAAATAGCCAATGAATCGAGTAGAATGATCAAGACGGAACAGGATCTCATAGAGGAGATTGTTAGACGACGTAATGAATTGGATGACGGCGGTGATGTAGAAACTAGAGAGATACTTGATGATGAAGAAACATTGCGGGAATTGGTTGAATCAGAATTGGATATAGCGGCAGGGAGGCTGATTGATGGAGCCGAGTTACGCGCTGAAGATGAATAAAGAGGAAAATGTTGATCTCCAACGAGCACTGGAATTGGCAATACAACATGAGATGAATTTCTTAAGCAGCATCTGCGATGATGGGCGGCCGATGAAGGGATATAACTACATCTGGCATGCAACCGATCGAGCCGATGGAAAATCTTACTTGAGAAATTGAGAGGGTTGATTGATGAAAATCAATAGTATTCATTTGTGGGGAAGCGCCTAGTGGGACTCAGATCTAGTTTGGGATTGCAATGAATTCACGGATGAGCATGGACGCCACACCACTTGAGCTGCGTACAGAATTGGGGCGAAAGCTTTTTCGTCTAAGACAAGAAGCAATCGCAAACGGTATGCGGCTACTTACTGCAGATGAGATTTTGGAAGAGGTAGCCAGAAGGCGTAGTGGTTATCCTGAAATCGAATATTACAAGACCGATCTTCCTGCTTGGAATGAGGATTGAGCGCCTAAAGCATAGAGAACGATGCGCCGAACTACCAGTTCGGAGAGGGGAGTGTGATTCTCGCCTAGGCGCTCCAATTGTCTTTTAGTCTTCTTTTTTTTAAAAATAATGAGAAAGGAGATGATGATGGAAGGATACTGGCTGAATGTTGCTACAGGGAAATACATAGAAGTACCTGACCATGCCGAATGGATTGAAGACCCTAAAAATGCTAGACGTATCGGGCTGTCACCACGCATTAGCAAGAGCATAGTAGGATTGAATCCTCTTAACCCAAAGGGGCGAGTAGAGATTTTATTGCGAGCCATGAAAGGTGGATTGATTAGGGTTCGATCGCACGGTAATTTCATCACCTTTGAATTTACCACCAATACTGGTGATGCATTGTGGGCAGCAGAGCGTTTCCTAGCCAAGACTGGATTGGCAGGACCGTTCAGTACGTTGCTTTTTAATAATTTGAGAACTAAAAAATCAGTTGAATTGTCTTATAATGAGTTCGAAGATATGATGAAGCAGGACCCAGAACTGGTGATGCATGAGCAGAAGTCTAAATTTAATTATTCAAAGAGATTACTTGAGGCCATTGAAAAGCGATTGCGAGAGGAGGGTATTTATGAATATTGAAAAACAATTGGATCAAGTCCTTTTGTTGCCTGAAGCCAGTCTGGCAAGGATCTATTCCCATCATCGAGATCGTGAATTTGCCATCGTAACAGCCCACCGGGCCGATATAGACCCCGATCAAAATCGAGAGAGTATGATCTCTCTTAAGGGGGACGTCAGGGCAGCAGGATATGGATATATCCCGTTGGAAGGCATAGGGCAGGAGCGTACTGAAGATGGCAAAACAATAGAAGTCAAAGAACCTTCGCTTATGGTAATCGGAAACGGTACGCGGAATCTGCGTAGGGATGTCATCCAATGGGGAAGGAAGTATAATCAGTACATGGTCATTTATCATCATCCTAAGACTGGAACGGAACTGATTGAAGTCGCTGGGGATAAGGTAGTGGATCGTTTTGAGAAATTTAGCCCCAGGGTGGCTGCTTTCTTTTCAAGACATAGAGGCAAAGCATTTCATTTTGAGGGGGTTAAATATGGATCACCTCCGAGATCGGTTATAGAGGGGATGGGCCGTTTCGGCGAAATGCTTTGGGAATATCGAGACGGTGATGATTGGCGAGAAAAGATTGCAACGTCTTCCTAACTAAATCATGTTCATACAAAAATATAAATGAGCAAGTGGGATATGGGAGGATTTCCATGCACGCTAGACACGGTTCAGATCCATTGCGAAAAAGAGACGTTCCTTTTCGAGTTTACGCTCGTATCGTTCCTTTCGATGGTAAGCCCCAGGAATATTATAAGGATATGGAGGTGAGAGCCAATCGGATCGAAGAAGATCTTCAAAATTTAACTACTACCGATGGTGATATGATTATCAACATCGCCACGCCAATAGCGTTTACCCCCCAATTTGGGGATAAGACGGCTCGGGTTACCGTTATTGGTTTTTATCGCCCCAACGCTACACCTAAACAAGAACGGACCGATGCAACATTTGATTATGATCAACAGATTATGTCCGGTCAGGTAGGTGGCCCCAATCCGGCGCGTACCGATCCGACGGCAGAAACTGATCAAGGGGCCGCAGAATTGAAAAGCATCTTAGAAGCCGCTTCATCTGATTTGAACGGCAACATCTATAAAATGGAATATGGTAGTGTAGCATATGGTGAGGACGGCAGGACTTTCCCGTAAGAGGTGACCATGGAAGACGTTAATGACCTCATGGTAGCCAATAAGTTTGAAATCAACAAAGGAGGTAAAATTCGTATTCCGGGGTTGGAGCCAACTACCGATCTTACGTCACCGACATTGGCCAACACTTTGGGACATCATAATCCGGAAATCAGTGCCAATAGAGCCTTACAATTGATTCCAGGCTCTTCTATTGAGGTCAGCCCCTTTGATCCTACGATTCGTTATTTTGTCTTTCCCAGTGGTCCGCCGCCGGATGGTAATGAATGTCCTACGCGATGTCCGGAAGATTGGTATATGATGTTGCGTGATGAGGCAGCACAGGAGCCTATACAACCGGAAGAACCGGAATGTGCTTCACTCTACAATTTTGGGTGGTGTCCTGATCCTGAGTTGAAGGACATGCCGCAATGATTCCCGATTTCGATCAGATCTTGGATGGAGTTGCTACAGACCAACAACCGGATTTCCGTAGCGACATAGAAAAAATAGCCAGTACGTTGTCACTATATCAAGATAATCAGGATTTAGGTTTTGGTGAACGAATCGCAGAAGAATTGATCAACATCGTTGGTGCTTGGGTGACGCTGAAAATTCGTACCGACAATGAAGGTTATGATCCGGTTTGGAATGAAGATGTTGACCCCACTTACCATAATGGATTAAGATTGAAGGCTTATTTCAAGCCGGAGCCGTTAGCCAGTGAATTGACGCGATGGGGGTTAGACACTCCCAACCAATTGATTCTCACTTTTGCTCGTGCGCCGCTTTATAAGATATTGGGGGATCGGATGCTGCGAGCAGGAGATCTTATTGATGTGCCATATGGTTCGGCGTCTTTTCTATCTCCTAAACAGTTTCGGGTTCTCAATTCTTACGACACCGGTAATTTCCGTTATCGATGGCTGTATACTGCGTGCCAATGTGAATCGATTCTCAACGACACTACGGTTAAACCAAATCACGACTAATTTTTGGTCCATCTTTCCCAGCATGAGCAATTGTTGTTGTGAAAGACCTCTTTATTGTAATGGTTGGGTCCGGCATTGGAACAACTGCAACGGCCATACGTGTCTTCCAAGAGTACGGTACAACTACTCATATGACTTTGATCTTTCCGAGATCCACACCAGTGACTACAAGTAGCACATGTCTTTCCGCTTCCTGATGCCATTTTGGTCTCCTTTCATTGGTGCCCACCCCCTCGTCGAGGAAATATAAGTTAGAAGTTGTTGACGGTAAAGGGAAGAAAATGGCTACGAAATGGTTCAACAGCATAGAGGAATTGGCCAAGGCCATTCGAACGGGCCTTATAGAAACAATGGATGACCTACGTAACGATGTGACCGATGTGGTAGTGGATGAAGTGCAGCCTCGTTCTGTTTTTCCGGTTGCCGCCATGCCCGTTGATGAATCTCCCGTTAAAAAAACGGAATTGATCGGTCCGGATTTACATAACGATGACGAGTTGGAACAATTTTATATAGAAGAGACGGCAGGACCTAGGCCATATGGGACGGCCACAGCGGCTATGAAGCATAAGCCTGTGATGATTAAAAAACTGCGTGATCATGGCGTGAAAGGGATTTCCTGATGGCCGTATATGATTTTCAACCATCCATTGCTCAAAAGAGTATGGGTGCCGTGGAACGACAACCGTTGATTTCGTCCTACCCCAATGGTTTGCCGGATCGAACTAAACGCGTTGAATTGCTTAAGGATCCTACTGAAAACGTCAATGTTCCTGAGGACGTCAAACCGGTTTATGAGCCTGGTTTTTATTATCTTGATGCAGCCATATTGGCTTATTTCAGCAATATTCGAATTCCTACTAAGGACAGTTATCGGCAAATGGACGTTAAAATCGCCGGGGGTGATAAGACGATTCTGACGTGGAAAGAGGATTTGCAACGAAGAGGCGGCCGCATTAGGTTGCCGGTAATGTCCATTAATAGGACGGCTGAAGAATTTAATCCGGAAAAATTTTCGCCTCCTTATATGTCCATCGCCAAGCGTTTTGCTACTACCGATAAAACTCGGTTGGAGATGGTTTATCGTCCTACGCCTTCTTTAGTCACCTATCAGTTGTCTATTTGGGGTGAGCATAAACGAGACGTAGCGCATGCTTTTTACGACATCCGAACTAGATTTAATCCTTTGGCTGAAATTTATGTAGACGATAAGCATATGAAAGGGTCGGTGCAACTTCGCTATGGTGGCATGAGTGACGTCAGCGATAAGGAAGCCCAAGCGGCAGTGCGGGCTAATGTGCGTTATGACGTTAATTTTACAGCTGAAGCCTGGCTGCCATTGTCCACCAAATTGATGCCGTCGATATTGGGTCGAGTAACGCAATTTGCAGAAATTCAGGGAGAAACTTTTGGTTTTATGATTGGCGAAAGGTTCCATGAACCGACGCAATAATGTATTTTAATGTGAGGGTTCAACCTGAAAGGAGATTTGTGATGGCGTCTAAACCGCTGACACAACGTCAATTGAAGGAACGTAGAGAAGCCGAAGAGACTAAAACAAAACAAGAATTTGTGATTGTCCACAATTGTTCACAGCAGTTGGTGATCATTCAGGTCGTTAAGCAACCGAAGAAAGGTAAAAAAATCGATTTTTATTTTGCGCAGCAGAATGTACAATTACATCCCAATCAGACGGTGAAGTTGAACAAACATGAGATAATGATTAATCAACTTAAAAATCTGGCAGCCAAAAATAAAATTCGTATTTTGTCAGGTCTCTAAGTAAAGAGATTGGTCTTTCTTTAATTCTGCCATGCATTCATGACATACAGGGTACGGTTCAAATGGCTCTCGCGGTGCAGTACATTTAGGGCAGATTTGTAAGCTACAATTTTCGCAATATATTTCATCTTTGGTTTCTGCTCCGCAGATGTCGCATTGGCCCATCTCTTGTCCTGTGAGATCACTCATTTCATGCTCCTTCTCTGTATTTCAATACCATGACAACGGATACTAATGATCGTTTTGAAGGCTATTCCTTTGACTGTATGATTAAAAAAGAAGATGGCAAGGAACTTTTTGTTGAATGCCATGGTGAATACTGGCATGGGCCTGAACGTGAGTCACGTGATAGAGCAAAGGCTACTTTTCTCCATAGGTATCGATCAGATGCTGAATTGCTGGTGTTATGGGAACATGAATTCCGCAGCGTCAATAGATTGAAGGATATTCTTAAACAAAAGCTTGGGTTGAAGAGATTCTCTTTACGGCCATTTTCTTTCAAGGATGTGCTGATTACTCAATCACCAATTACTGATGATCTAAAATCTCTTTTTGCTCGTCATCATTATTTGGCCAACATTGGTCGTTTTGGATCTCTCCGCTATATCGGAACGATAGGTGATGATCTAGCCATCGCCGTAATCTTCTCTTCATTGACTAGACAGCAATCGGCCGTTAAATTTGGGCTTAAATCAAAGCAGATGCTGGAGCTTACCCGGTTTTGTATCCATCCGTGTTACCAAAAGAAGAATTTTGCTTCATGGTTTTTGAGTAGAACCTTGAAACGTTTGAATAAGGATAAACCGAAGATAAAGAGAGTCATTACTTTTGCGGATCAGACATATGGTCATGAGGGTACGATTTACAAGGCTTCGGGTTGGAAAGTTGAACATCGAGTGAAACCAGATTATTGGTATGTAGATTCTTATGGGGGCTGGTATCATAAAAAAACCATATGGGACCATGCATCTAAGATGGGCATGAAGGAGAGTGAATATACTCAATCACACCAATTGCGCAAAATCATGGGAAAATCAAAAATTATGTACTCAGTGGAACTGTAAATCAAAAGTAACTTGAGGATTTTGGTCATCCAAGAAAATAGGAGGAAAAGAAGATGCCCGTTTACCTTTCACCGGGAGTCTTTCCCCGAGAAATCGACCTCTCCATTATCCCGACGGCGGTAGGACCGCTTCGACCTGCTTTTATTGGAACGGCACAGAAGGGTGCGCTCAATGAACCCACTTATGTAACCAACGGGCAGCAGTATATCGATGAATTTGGAGAACCGTTTCCAGAGAGTTATCTTGGCTATGCCGTATTGGCTTATATGGAAGAAGGCAATCAGGCATATGTGCTGCGAGTTGGCGTGGAGTGTGAGGCTGGGCAAGTAGATGAATTGGCTGATATCTGTATCGATGCCAGTGGCGCACATGGGCATGGTTGGGGTCGCTTACCGGTCTTTACCGGTATTGATTTCGGCAAGCTGGCGTTGCGCACAATTGATGCCGACAATCCGGTAGAATTTCACAGCTCAGCCGTGACGGACATTGATTACAACGACATCGATGTTTCTACTACTTATGGACCCACCACTGCTACGTTGTCTTTTACCGGTGCCGGATTGAGCGACGTTTATACCGGCCCGACTGACGACAATTTCTTTTTGCTGATTACTTCAGCTCCGGTCAGTGGTACGCTGAACGGTGCATCTTTTGAAGTCCGTCGCAATTCTGACGGGTTGGTAGTTCAGGCGGGACAATTGGTGGAATCCACGCCCGGTGAGTCAGATCCGATCACGTTGGTTGATGGGCTGGTTTGTAAGGTTGTAGTTACGGCCGGGGTACTGGATGTTCAGGACTCATTCTCATTTTCAGTTCGTCCCGACAACCGCGCCTTTGCTTTTGCCGTAGATTTGGCTGCCGGTGTGGCTCCTTCGGTTTACTCTTTTACCGACGGTGAGTCATTCACCGATCCGGATTCCTTCGTCAATCGGTTCAACGACATCATTGGCGGCAGCGAGGATTACAAGGCCGTCAACGTTGACGGCCAGGTCTACATTCGGACTGACGTGGCAGGGGTAAGCATCCAATTACAGCATTCCGAAGCCTGGGCTTTGGAATTGGGGCGGCAGCTCTATAGTTGGGATATTCCGCGTAGCTTTTTGCTGGCGACCGATGCCGGTCCTTTCAACATTACCAGCAGCAACGATCGAATCAAGCTTGATGTAGTGGAAAGCGACACTACGACCACTCTGGAATTTTCCATTGTTGATGGCTTGGGTCTCACTTCAGCGCAAGTGGCCAGTTCTCTTGACAATGGTGGTGTCTACCAGGGTTCTCGGTATTTCCATTCTTATACGATTGAGATTGAAGAAGGCGTTCATTACGTGGTTATTGAGACCACTGTCGATCACGAATTCGGCGT